GCGGCGGCCTGGCTCACCGGATTCAGCACCCTTTACGAACAGGAGGCCCATCATGGGAACCATGCGTCTGAATGACGTTGTCGCCGAGATCGTCGGCGACGTGATCGCCGGCCGCGCCATCAACAAGGACACGGCCGAACTCCATCACGAACTGGTGCCGTTCAACGCCGAACTCGCCCAGCGCATGAGCGACCGTGCCATGCGCATCCTCAGCGCCACCGATGCGGGCGACTTGCTGCCGCGCATCGCCAGGGACCGCAATCACTTCGAGTGCCGCATGTGCCCTTACGCCACCGTCGACGACCTGCCGGGCCTCGAACTGCAGGAAATCGCCCAGCTGCCCGTCGAACTGCTGGCCATCCTGCAACGCGACGTCGAGGAGCGCATCAAGCGCGACAAGGCCGCGAAGGCCCGCCTCGATGGCGCGCTGACGGTCCGCTACGCCACCCGCGCCGCCGAGGCCCGTAGTGCCTGTGGCACGGACACCGGCACGATCCGCTTCGACGACGGGGATTTCACCGTGGTCGCCGATCTGCCGAAACGGGTCGATTGGGATCAGGATCGCCTCGCCGCCATGGTCGAGCGCATCCGCGCCGCAGGCGACGATCCCGCGCAGTATGTCGACATCGCCTTCAAGGGGCCCGAGGGCAAATACGTCGCCTGGCCCGATGCCATCCGCGCTGGTTTCGAGCCCGCGCGCACCGTCCGGCCCGGCACGCTGAAGATCGAGATCGTCCCGCAGGGGGGCGATCAATGAGCCTGCGCATCATCTCCGCCGACGACCGGCTGCGGGAGGCGCAGGGCAAGACCACCATGGCGCTGTTCGGGCCGAGCGGCGCGGGTAAGACCACGCTGCTGAAGACCCTGCCGCCCGCCGAGACGCTCTGCATCGACCTGGAGGCGGGTCTCAAGTCCGTTCAGGACTGGCCGGGCGACAGCATCCCGATCCGGCGCTTTTCCGACGCGGTCGACATCGCCTGCCTGATCGGCGGCGCGAACCCGGCCGCCCAACCCGAGGAGCATTTCTCGGAGGCGCACCATGCGCATCTGCGGGCGCAGCATCCCGAGCTGGCCGAAAAGATCGATACCAAGCGCATCATCTTTGTCGACAGCATTACCGACCTGACGCGCCAGGCCATGGCATGGGCCAAGACCCGGCCCGAGGCGCTGTCGGAACGCACCGGCAAGTTGGACACGCGCGGCGCCTACGGACTTCTGGCGCGCGAAGTCATCGGTCTTCTGAAGCATCTGCAGCATGCGCCCGGCCGCACCGTCGTCTTCGTCGGCATCCTCGAGAAGGTCGTCGACGACATGAACCGGGTGACCTGGCAGCCGCAGATGGATGGCGGAAAGGTCGCCCGCGAACTCCCCGGCATCGTCGACCAAGTGCTGACCATGAGCCTGTTCACGCAGGATCCCGGTGCGGGCCCCGATGCGCCCCCGACCTGGCGGCACGATCCCGACAAGGGCGGCGCGCGCCGCCTTGTCTGCCAATCCGGCAATCCATTCGGCCTGCCGGCCAAGGACCGCAGCGGCAGGCTCGACCTGACCGAGCCGCCCGATCTCGGCGCGCTCCTCACCAAGATCAATCAACCCTGGAAAGGATAACGACATGACTTTCGACATGAACGACGTGGAGCCGCAGCAGTCCGGCGACCTGATCCCCGACGGCACCTTCGCCAAGGTGGTGATGACGCTGCGCAAGGGCGGTACCGACGGGTCGAGCGATGCGGATCGAGGGCTGCTCAAGGCCTCCAACCAGCCCGGCAGCGACGTGCTGATGCTCGACGCCGAGTTCACCGTTGCCGAGGGCCCGCATGTCCGGCGCAAGTTCTGGCAGAACTTCACCGTGCAGGGCGGCAAGCTCGACGAGCAGGGCCAGTCGATCGGCTGGAAGATTTCGAAATCAACCTTCCGCGCGATGATCGACAGCGCGCTGGGTATAAACCCCGAGGACATTAGCGACGCCGCTAAGGCCAAGCGGGTGCTGCGCGGGCTTGCCGATCTCGACGGCATCAGCTTCGTGGCCAAGATCCAGATCGAGCCGAGCCGCAACCCCGCCTACAAGGACGCCAACAAGCTCGACCATGTCGTGCTACCCACCGCGCCCGAATGGCAGAAGGTGATGGCAGGCGAGCCCGTGCCCGCCCAGCCGTCGAACAAGCCGCGGCCCGCCGCCGCCGCCGCGCAGCCCGCGACCCCGGCATGGGGCCAGCCGCAGTCGGCCTCCGCGCCGGCGGCGCCTGCCTGGGGCGCGCCGTCGGCTCCCGCCCAGCCCGCCACCCAGACCCCGCCCGCCGCCAAACCCGGCAACGGCCCGGCCTGGCTGAACCCGTGAGCCCGGACGAATGGCAGGCGCATGTCACCACGGAGGCGGCACTGGCGATGGGACGCTGGCTCGAGGCGCGCGGGCGTCTCGACCGCCCCATCGCCAGCCTGACCCGGCGCGATCTGGAATGCATGGCAATGAGCGCCATCAGCCGGTTCATCGTGCTGTCCTCCGAGCGCCGGACCGCCGCCCCGGACAAGGAGGAGCGCGACGCGCTGGATCTGCTGATCATGGGGTGAGTGGCGTCTCGGAAAGGCTCCGGGGGAGCGTTTCAGCCGCGAACGGGCGGAGCCCTCCTTCGCGCGCGGACCTCGCCCGGCGCGTGCCCTGCGCTCACTGCGGTCGCGAGGCCCGGGGCTTCGGCTACTGCCACGGCCTGCGCTGGGACCGTCACCCTCATTACCGCTTCTGCTCGATGGCTTGCCTGATGGCGGGCTCGGCCAACGCCAAAAGGAACCACGGCATGATCGACAAGACCGACATGGAGACGCGCGCCATCGTGGAGGCTCGCAGGATGCTCGCCGAGGCGCTGACGGAGATGGGCCTGATGGCGCCCTTCTTCGACCGCCCGGCCGCGGACATCGACCGCGTGATCGAGGCCTGCGTCGACGGCTTTCAGGCCTCGATGCAGCGCCAGTCCGACGCCGGCGAAATTCCTTTTTGATAGTGGAGAGCAGGAGATGAGTTCAGGCGAAATCTGGCGCGACGTCCCCAGCGTTCCCGGCATCTTCGTTGGTAGCGAAGGGCGGGTCATGGTCACCCCGTACCGCTACCCGATGCCGAGCGGCGGCGTGAGACCCAATAGCGGCAAGCCGCACTTCGGGGTGTGGAACAAGACGGACGGTCGGTTCTGCGTCCCGGTGAAGCGCAAGACCTACAAGGTGCACCGGCTGATCGCGGAGGCTTTCCATGGCCCGGCGCCCTTCGAGGGAGCATTGGTCATGCATCTCGACGAAAACGCGGCAAACAACCGTCCCGACAATCTGAAGTGGGGAACTCAGAAGGAGAACCTGAACGCTCCCGACTTTGTCGAATACTGCAAAAGCCGGGCCGGTGACCAGAGCGCCTGGACAAAGCGCCAGAAGAAGAAGGCCCTACGCCCATGATCGATCTGAACCACAGCTCCGGCTTCGTCTATGGGCGCGACGCCTCGGATCCCGAACCCCTCGGCGCGCGGATCAACGGCCGCATCGATGCAGCGCTGGAGGCCGAACGCGAGGGCCAGCGCCCGCGCGACTATCTGGGCGCCAGCCGGATCGGCGAACCCTGCGCGCGGCGGCTGGTCTATGAGGTCACCCACACGCCGCCCGATCCGGGCAAGGATTTCGAGGGGCGCGTTCTTCGCATCTTCGCGGCCGGCCATGTCTTCGAGGATCTGGCGATCCGCTGGCTCCGGCAGGCCGGATTCGATCTGCGCACGCAGACGCAAGCGGGTGGCCAGTTCGGTTTCGAGACGGCGGGCGGACGCATACGCGGCCACGTTGACGGCGTGATCATCGGCGGCCCGGAGATCGGCCTCGCCTGGCCGGTGCTCTGGGAGCACAAGGCGCTGAAAGCCTCGGCCTGGTCGGACACCGCGAAAAAAGGCGTGCAGCTCTCGAAGCCGGTCTATTTCGGCCAGATGCAGATCTACATGGCCTATTTGGGCCTCGGGTCCGCGCTTTTCACCGCGCTGAACAAGGACACCTGCGAGCTCTACCACGAGCATGTGCTGTTCGATCCGGCCGCCGCGCAGGCGCTGTCGGACAAGGCGGTCGACGTGCTGCGCGCCGCGGACGCGGGCGATCTGTTGCCCCGCATCGCGACCAGTCCCGACTTCTTCATCTGCCGGTTCTGCCCCTTCGCGACGCGTTGCTGGGAGGACCGGGCATGACTATCACCCTTTCTGATACCCAAGGCCGCGCCATCGCCGCGATCCGCGACTGGTACGAGACACGGCGGCACGAGCAGCAGATCTTCCGCCTGTTCGGCTATGCCGGGACCGGCAAGACCACGATCACCGCCATGGCGGTCGAGGCTTTGGGGCTTGAGCCGATGACCCCGGGCGGTCTTGGCGGCGTGCTTTTCGCCGCCTTCACCGGCAAGGCGGCGCTCGTCATGACGCGCAAGGGCACGCCCGCGCAGACCATCCACAGCCTGATCTACCGCGTCTCAGAGGCGACGCCCGAAGAGATCGCGCGCGCGACCGAGGATCTGGCGGCGCTGCGGCGCGACCTGCCGCGCATGGGTCCGGCCGAGCGTGGTTTCGCAATGACGCGCATCGCCCAGCTCGAACTGCGCCTCGAGGACATCCACCAGCCGAAGTTCCTGATCAACGAGCAGTCGATCCTGCGCGACGCGGACCTTCTGGTGCTCGACGAGGTGTCGATGGTGGGCAAGGAGATGGCCCACGATCTCATGGCCTTTGGCAAGCCGATCCTCGTGCTGGGCGATCCGGGGCAGCTGCCGCCCGTCAAGGACACAGGCTTTTTCACCGAGACCGCCCCGGACGTGATGCTGACCGAGGTGCACCGCCAGGCAGGCGACAGCGCCATCCTGCGGCTCGCGACGCTGGCCCGCGAGGGGCTGCCGATCCCACCCGGCGCGCATGACGACCATGTCTGGAAGATGTCCCGCAACGAGGTCGGTCCCGCGCAGATGCTGCAGGGCGGCCAGGTGATCTGCGGCACCAACGCGACGCGGCGCTGGCTGAACATCGCCATGAAACGCGCGGCCGGGTTCGGCGCCGATTATCCGACAGGCCACGGCGAGAAGATCATCTGCCTCAAGAACCGCCACGATCTCGGGCTGATCAACGGCATGTTCCTGACACTCACCGAGGTGCGGCAGGATCCGGACGACGCCTTCGCCTTCAGCGCCATGGTCGAGACCGAGGACGGGGTGAGCCTCGGTGGGCGACAGAGCTTCTGGCGCGGCGAGTATGCCGATCATGTCGCCTACGACCCAGAGCGCGGGCGGCGTGAATGGCAGATCCGGCGCGGGCTGATCGAGTCCAGCTGGGGCTACGCCATCACCTGTCACAAGTCGCAGGGCTCGCAATGGGAGAACGTCGTCGTGTTCGACGACGGTTTCGGGCGCACCGCCGCCGACCGCAACCGCTGGCTCTACACCGCGATCACGCGGGCCGAGAAAGGTCTGGTGATCCTTGCTTGACCTCAACGACGCCAAACCGCTCGGCGGCGAGCCTCTGCGCTACGATCTCGATCTGGTGGTGGCGCGCCTTCGCGAGACCGCCGAGATATGGGTGTCACGCCTGTTTCCGCGCGGGCGCAGGTCGGGCGACGAGTGGCGGCTCGCCAACATCCGGGGCGACGCGCCGCGCAATGCCGGCTCCTGTGTCATCACCCTGCGCGGTGCGCACGCCGGAGACTGGATCGACTTCGACGGCAATCAGGGCGGCGGCCCGATCAGCGCCATCGAGGAAGCGACCGGTCTCGACGGCCGAGCGCTGATCGTCAAGGCAGCAGAACTTGCGGGCATTGCGCCAGGCGCACCGGAACGCCGCGCACCGCCGACACCGCCCCCATTGAAGCGCGATCCCGCGCTGGAGATCGCGCATATCCTGACGGGTGCGCAGACGATCACCGGCTCTCCGGTCGCGCGGTATCTGACCGGACGCGGCCTGATGGTGCCCGAGGCCGCCGATCTGCTGTTTCACCCTGACCTGACCCATTGGGAGACGAAGACCGGCTATCCGGCCATGCTTGGACAGGTCCGCGACCGCGATGGCGCGGTCATCGGCCTGCACCGCAGCTACCTCGCCACCGATGAGGTGGCGGTCACCAAGGCGCCGCTCGACAAGGCAAAGAAGATGCTTGGCCGAGTGGCTGGTGGCGCGGTGCGTCTCGCCGATCTCGGCGACGGCGATCGGCTTGCGCTTTCCGAAGGCATCGAGACCGGCCTCGCGGTGATGACCGCATGCCCCGATTTGCCGGTCTGGGCGACGTTGTCGACATCGGGCCTCGAACAGGTCGATCTGCCGCCTGGCGTCCGGCGCGTCCTGATCCTGGCCGACAACGACACCTCCGGGGCCGGTCTGCGGGCCGCCGAGGCCGCCGCCCGGCGCATGCGCGCGCAAGGGCGCGACGTGGCCGTCGTCTTGCCGCCCGAGGAAGGCGAGGATTTCAACGACCTGCTGCTGCGCGAAGGGTCCGAGGCTGTCGCCGCCCTGATCGCCGATGCGGGGGCAATCACCGAGGCCGAGCCCACGCTGCTGATCGGGCAGCACCGGCCGGTCAACTATCAGGGCAGTGGCAAGGCCATCCCCACCTTGCGCGCCGACGAAGGCGATCTGGCCCGCTCGGTCGAGCGGGTCTGGAGCCTGCTGATGGCCTCGAACCGGACGCCATGGGTGTTCCGTTTCGCCGGGCAGCCGACATGGGTGGTGCCCGACGACGAGGGCCGTCCGGTCGCCACCGCGATCACCGAGGAACGGCTGCGTCACATGCTTGCGCGGCTGGCGCATTGGAAGAAGCTGAACGGCAAGGGAGAGCTGGTCGCGGCTCCGCCGCCGATCGCCGTGGTCAAATCCGTGCTGGCCACACCAGACCCCGCGCTGCCCGTGCTGGTGGGCATCGTCAACACGCCCGTGTTCGGGCGCGGCGGCACGCTGCTGACTACGCCGGGATATCATCCCGACGCGCGGCTTCTCTATGCCCCGACACCCGGGTTCGTGGTGCCGACCATTCCGGCCAAGCCGTCAACCGCCGAGGTTGCCGCCGCCCGCAATCTGCTCTGCGAGGATCTGCTCGGCGACTTCCCGTTCGTCGGTCCCGCCGAGATGGCGCATGTGATCGCGCTGCTGCTGCTCGGCTTCCTGCGGGGTATGATCGACGGGCCGACGCCGCTGCACCTGATCGAGAAGCCCAGCCCCGGCTCCGGCGCCACGCTGATGGTCGATGCCGTCGCCACCATCCTTACCGGCTCGGGCGCAAGCGTCATGACCGAGGGGGGCGACGACGACGAATGGCGCAAGCGCGTCACCGCCAAGCTGCGCCAGATCCCCACCATCGTGCTGATCGACAACCTGCGGGCCAAGCTGGACAGCTCCGCCGTCGCGGCCGCGCTGACCGCGCCGTTCTGGGAGGACCGGATCCTCGGCGCATCGGAAATGGCGCGGCTGCCGATCCGCTGCCTCTGGATCGCCACCGGGAACAACCCCGAGTTCTCCAACGAGATGGCGCGCCGCCTCCTGCGCATCCGGCTCGACCCTCACGAGGAGCGCCCATGGCAGCGCACCGGCTTCCGCCATCCCGATCTGATGACATGGGTGCGTGCGAACCGCCCCCGGCTGGTCGCCGCCTGCCTCACGCTCTGCCAGGCCTGGATCGCCGCCGGAAAGCCGCGCGGCGCGCGCACCATCGGCTCCTTCGAGAACTGGGCGCATGTCGTGGGCGGCGTGCTCGAGGTCGCGGGCATTCCCGGCTTCCTCGGCAATCTCGACGAGATGATGGAGGCCTCCGACAGCGAGGGTGCGGGCTGGAGCGCCTTCATCGCCGCCTGGTGGGACCGGTTCGGAACCGCCGAGGTGGGCGCGGCCGACCTCTTCGACGTTGCCCTGTTCTGCGATCCCGCTCCGCCGATCACCGGCCACACGGACCGCGCGCAGAAGACCAGCTTCGGGATCGCCATCAAGAAGATGCGGGACCGCGCGTTCCGGGTGGGCGATCTGACCGTCAGGCTGGTGCAGGCGGGCACGTTTCGGCGGGCGGTCAAGTGGCAGCTGAAGGTCTCCGAGCAGCCGTCGCGTCCGCAATCCGGCGCACGAGGACCCGGCGCGTGTGAACCTCGGGGCGCGTGTGTGAACCTCCAAAACCGAGGTTCACACCATCAAGCCATTGATCGGGCTGGCAAATGTGAACCTTGTGAACCTTGTGAACCTCTCCCAACCCTTACGCACACGCGCGCGCACGCACATGCGAAGGATGATGCCGGAAAAGGTTCACAAGGTTCGCGAGGTTCACAAAGTCCCGTGAATTCAGAGGCTTGTCGGTGTGAACCTCCGTGTGAACCTCCCGCGGCAGGTTCCCAAGGTTCACCCATCCCCGACTGGCTACGGGAGCTCGATCCATGAGCCCCGCATGCCCCGCCCATCACCCCATCGAGCAGCAACCCGGAAAGGAGCCCATCATGGCCCACGCATCTCTGAACCCGACACCCATGAGCGCCCCGTGCCCCGGCGTGCCGGTCGTCGTTGCCCTCGACCTCGGCACCAGCATGGGCTGGGCGCTGCGGCTCGGAACCGACACCCACAGCGGCACTGTGTCCTTCCGACCCAGCCGGTACGACGGCGGCGGCATGCGCTACCTCCGCTTCCGCAACTGGCTCGATCAGCTGGCGGTGGAGTGCGCGCTGCCCGAGGCGGTCTACTTCGAGGAAGTGCGCCGGCACGCCGCGACCGATGCCGCCCACATCTTTGGCGGTCTGCTCGCCACACTGACGTCATGGTGCGAGCAACGCAGGATTCCGTACCAAGGCGTGCCCGTGGGCACCATCAAGCGCCACGTCACCGGCAAGGGCAACGCCGACAAGCAGGCGGTGATCGCTGCCGTGCGCGACCGCGGCTTCATGCCCGCAGACGATAACGAGGCCGACGCCATCGCCATCCTCCTTTGGGCCATCGAGACCAAGGGAGGCGTGCTGTGATGGATGCGGAAGCAATGCTCACCGAAGCGGCCCGCATCGTTGCCGAACGGCGTGTGGCCTATGGCGACCCGGCTGCGTCGATGGCGGCAATCGCCGCACGCTGGTCGGTCACACTCGGTATCCCCGTGTCACCTGCCAAGGTCGCCCTCTGCCTGATCGATCTGAAGCTCGCCCGCCTCGCACACGATCCGGCCCACGCCGACTCCATCACCGACATCGCCGGCTACGCGGCCGTGCTGCGCGAAGTCGTCAGCCAACATCTGCGGGAAGGAATTTGAACCATGGTTCGTGGACGCAAACGCAAACCCGGCAAACGCTACCCTTGCGGCAAACGCATGCGCGAGGAGACCGAGCGCGAGGCCATGTCGACCGTGCTCGAAGCCCGCAAGCGGCACTACGGCGTGTCGGGCAACGAGGCGCATGACGAACGCCTCGGCACCGCACTTGGACGGCTGGCCT